GACATTTCTTCTATAGTAGGTGTGTCCCTGAAGTACTTATCCAAGTCAACATCTTTAATCAAATGATACTGAGAAACAGCATGATCATAATCAAAATCAAATATATCATCAGAACTGCAACTCTTAAAATCGTCCTCTTCAGGTTGACATCCATTCAAACCAGATTGATAAGCAATGGGTACTCTTTTGACACAATTTCTCTCATAATGCTCCGATTGCCTTTGATACAAATATTTCATTGAATCCACAACGTCTAGATGAGAAATAATGTCGCCCTTTGAATAAGGAAGAGATGAGTGACAACTCCTAACCTTGTATTGAAAGTGCTGTAATTGAGCATCTTGATCAACAATAGGAAGCATCTTACCCGTTTCATCACAATACTCATTATTGGGAATGGGCTCCAAATCCAAATGAATTCTTCTGATTAAAGCAGCAGGTTCTCGAATTTCATCAAAATACCTATCGATCTTATTGGTAGTACAAAAGATCCATTTGGCTCTAAAATAGGTTTTACCCTTCCCTTCAAACGCCATTTGCAAAGGATATGTACTGGTGTTGACACAATTTATCAAATCCATAATATTAGGATCAGGAGCGCCAACACTACCTCTGACTTGAGCGAAATCATCAATACACACAACTTCAGTAGTAGACGTGTATCCTTCCCAGTATTCTTCCCTAGTTCTGTTATAAACATATGAAGCTAAACACTCCTGAGCTTTAACAAATTCACCCTTGGAAAGACTAATTGCCAAAGCCTCAGTCTGTAGTTGTTTGGAAAGGACAGTCTTTTTAGTACCGGCACCACCAGTAAGGAAAACACAAACCGGTTCCTGTCTAGAGTTACCAGGAGAGACCAAAAAGGCTCCCATCATCTGTTCAATGTTCAGGAGAAACCTAACTTTGTGTTCAAGAGCAGGGGATAAACCTTTTAAAGATGTCGATAAGGCACACTTCATTGCAAAACTAGACATATCCTTCCTGAGACAGGTAACCCTCTCTAGATTAGAAATACTATTGGCAAAAGTACCGTCTCTCTTTTCGTCAAGGATGAGATTGTATCTATCCATAAGATCCTTTGTGACAAAAGACTCAGTCGGGAAAAATTCATAACCAAGACTTTGTAAGGTAACTCTATTAACAGCTTCCTTTATAAAATCAAGGGAGCTTCTAAAGAATGAAACAAGAGTTGAGGAACTACGTGCCAAAGATGACAAACTTCTAACCTCTGAATTCGAAAATAGATTGATGCCAAAGAAAGAATCAAAAACACCATCTACACCTTCGAAAATCCCGGACTGGTAATGAATCTCATCACTACTTGATGTCAATCCCTGGATGATTAGAGGAACAAAAAGAAATATAAGTTTCTTCCCTATCTCTTCGGAATCCAGAGAATTGTAGACAATGACAGATATTGCTATATAGGAAATTAGAGACATAGAATCTCTCTTCTTAATACAGTCAACACCCAATTTATACATCAAGAAAAAGCAAAAGAATTTTAGTAGAAAGATATTATTGAACATAGTTTTAAACTTTTCAATCATACTAACTATAAATTCTCGGGCTGTGCTAAAGGCAGAAAATGTTCCACTAATAGGTTGTAACATATCAGCGAAACTTTGCAAAGAGGCAGATATATCCTGCCTCTCCGTTTTATCTGGTAGAGAACCTACTAATGAGCTAATAATGTTCTCAAACCAAGCTTTGGTATCGTTATTGACACCTATGTCAAGGAGACCCTGGAAAGATATATCCGTATCTAGAACTTCTTTTTCTTTTGCATGCGAAGTAAATAGATTTGAAACAATCTCATCATACTGTTCTCGAGGAACAGTTAGATCACCTATTTTTAAAAGGAAAGTAAATAACTTACCTTTGGAAATCGGACCAACTCGATCTCTTATCCATTGAAAACTAACAGGATTAGAAATAAGTTGGAAATAAATTCCATCACTGGAACAGTTCTTCTTTCCATAAAAGAACTTAATAATCGCTGGAACCAAC